GGAAAACATCAAAACGCTAAATAAGTAGAAATGGATATTCTACACCATTCCAACCTATAAAAAGGAGTAAAAGATGGCATATCAACTTTCCCCTGGAGTGATTTGGTCCGAAATCGATCTGACTACAATCGTACCATCACTATCCACTACAGCAGGAGGTTTTGCCGGCGACTTTGATTGGGGTCCTGTAAACAAGGTTATGACCATTTCTAACGAGGTAGAACTTGTTAGATGGTTCGGTAAGCCAAGCCAGAACACATTTACATCATTCTTTACCGCTGCAAACTTTCTTTCATATGCACAGAACCTACAGGTGGTTCGTGCTGCTGATCTAACAAAGGCAAATAACGCCACTGGTGGTGTCGATAATATCGTCATTCAGAACCAAGACGTTTATGACCTACAGTATAAGGATCTATCAGCATCCGCAAATACTGGCCCATTTGCTGCACGTTATCCTGGTGATCTAGGCAACAGCCTTCAGGTTTCCATGTTCTCTTCCGCAAATACTACAAAGTTTGCTCAGTGGTCATATTCACCAAACTTCAACGGTCCAACAGGAACTTCTAAGTGGGTTTCCGACCGTGCTGGTTCTAACGACGAAATGCACATTATCGTTGTTGATGCCGGTGGTAAGTTTACTGGTGTTCCAAATACAATCCTAGAAAAGTTCTCATACGTTTCTAAGGCATCCGATGCCAAGAACGATGATGGTTCTTCTAACTACTATGTAAACGTAATTGAAGAAAGATCACAGTATCTTTACATTCTAAAGCATCCTGCTGACGTTACCAATTGGGGTTCCGAGTCATTATCAACTGTTTTTGATACCGCCAATACTCTATCACCAAGACTATCTGGTGGTTCAGTTGGTACACCATCAACTGGTGATCTAACACAGGGATATGATCTATTCAATAACATCGATAAGGTTGATGTTTCTCTACTAATGACTGGTCCACACAATCCAACAGTTGTAGAATATGTCGTAGATAACATTGCTGAATCAAGAAAAGACCTTGTTGCGTTCATTTCACCACAAATGTCTGATGTTGTCAACAATCAGGGTGGTGAAACAAATGCTGCCATTGCAACCAAAGATAACTATAACCCATCTAACTATGCGGTTATGGATTCTGGTTGGAAGAAACAGTTTGACAAGTATAACAAGGTATATCGTTGGGTACCACTAAATGGTGACATTGCTGGTCTATGTGCATACACAGACATGGCAAGAGATCCATGGTTCTCACCGGCCGGTCTAAATCGTGGTCTAGTCAAGAATGTTACACAACTTGCATGGTCACCAAACCAGACAGATCGTGATAACCTATACAAGAACTCCATCAACCCAGTTGTAACAATGCAGGGTCTAGGAACAGTTCTATACGGCGATAAGACAATGACCAACAAGCCATCAGCATTTGATCGTATCAACGTTCGTCGCCTATTCATTACCCTTGAAAAGTCAATTTCCAAGGCAGCCAAGTATTCTCTATTCGAGTTCAACGATGAATTTACCCGTTCACAGTTTGTTGCTCTAGTAGAACCATTCCTCCGTGATGTCAAGGGCCGTCGTGGTATCTTTGATTATAAGGTAGTTTGTGACGAAACAAACAATACACCAGAGGTCATCGACAGCAACCGCTTCGTTGGTGATATCTACATCAAGCCAGCCCGCTCAATCAACTTCATCCAGTTGAACTTCGTAGCGGTCAGCACCGGAGTTGCTTTCTCCGAAATCGTCGGTAAATTCTAATAAATAGAGAGACAAGGAGAAATAACAAATGGCATTTAATGTTCAAAATTTCAGAGCAAGCCTACAACTAGACGGGGCCCGTGCCTCTCTATTTGAGGTTGTGATGAACCTACCTCCGGCAGCAGGTTTCACCGCTCTTGATCAGGAAATTCGTTTCAAGGCAAGAGCAACATCGCTACCAGGTGACAGCGTATCTTCAATTTCAGTTCCATATTTTGGACGTGAAATCAAGGTTGCTGGTACCCGCACATTTACAGATTGGTCTTTCACCGTTATCAACGATGAAAACTTCCGTATCCGTAATAACCTAGAACTATGGATGTCTGGACTCAACTCACACGTTGGCAACCTCCGTAACCCTGCACTAGCAACTGCTAACCTATATCAGGCAGATGCTTGGGTTTCACAGTTTGCTAAGACCGGTGAATTGATCAAGCAGTATCATATCGTTGGTGCATTTCCAACTGACGTTGCTGCAATTGATCTTGATTGGGCTTCAGGTGACCAGATTGAAGAATTTAGTGTTACACTAGCCTATCAGTGGTGGGAATCAATCTTCCCACTACCAACCACCGATTCGGTTGGTTCGATCTAATTAGTGTCCTAAATATAATAAACCCCGTGGAGAGAAATCTCCACGGGAACTACATCATGAATAGGGAGTAACGGCCATAAAACTTTTCGGATTTGAAATCGGTTCACCTAAAAAGGTTGAAGATCAGCAACTAATCGAACCAAAGAATAAAACATTTACACTGCCTCAGAATGATGATGGCGCAGTAACGGTTGCTGGCGCCGGTTATTATGGCACATATGTAGACCTCGATGGCACCTTCCGTAACGAAACCCAACTAATCACCAAATACCGTGAACTTTCAATCCAACCAGAAGTAGAAACCGCAATTGACGAAATCGTAAACGAAGCAATCGTCGTCGAAGATGGTGGTCAATGCGTAGAACTAAACATGGATGAACTAAAGGTTCCTCCTGCTATCAAAAAGCGTATTGAGGACGAGTTCAATTTCATCCTAAAATTACTGAATTTCAACAATATGGGTCATGATATCTTCCGCCGTTACTACGTTGATGGAAGAATGTTCTATCATATTGTTATAGACGAAACTATGCCTGATGCAGGCATTCAAGAACTAAAGTATATCGATCCACGTCGCATTAGAAAGATCCGTGAAATTCAAAAGATGCGTGATCCGCAAACCGGTATCGAACTAATCCGCAGACAGATTGAATACTATCTTTATAACGAAAAGGGTATGATTGGTTCAGGTACCAATCTAGGTGCCAAGATTGCACCAGACTCCATCGTAAACGTAAACTCAGGACTTATGGATCCTAAACAGACCATGGTTCTTTCTTATCTACACAAGGCCATCAAACCATTCAACAATCTAAGAATGGTTGAAGATGCCACCGTTATCTATCGTCTATCTCGTGCACCAGAACGCCGTGTATTCTATATTGACGTTGGTAATATGCCAACAGTCAAGGCAGAACAGTATGTTCGTGATATCATGGTCAAATATCGTAACAAGTTGGTTTACGATTCCAATACTGGTGAAATCAAGGATGACCGTAAGCATCTATCAATGCTTGAGGACTTTTGGTTACCACGCCGTGAAGGTTCTAAAGGAACTGAAATCTCTACGCTAGAAGGTGCTCGTAACCTTGGTGAACTAGAGGACGTAAAGTATTTCCAGTCAAAACTATATCGTTCACTCAATGTTCCAATTGGTCGTATGGAACCACAACAAGGTTTCTCTCTAGGCCGTTCTACTGAAATTACCAGAGACGAACTAAAGTTCACCAAGTTTATCCAGAGACTCCGTAATAAGTTCTCTATTCTATTCGATGATCTACTAAGAGTCCAGTTGGTTTCTAAGAAGGTTTGTACCGAAGAAGAATGGAAAGAGTTCAAGGAAGATATCTGGTATGACTTCAAGAAAGATAATAACTTTGACGAACTAAAAGAATCCGAACTTCTAAATCTCCGTCTTGATACACTAGCAAAGGTTGATCCGTTTGTTGGTAAGTATTATTCACAACTATGGGTTCGTAAGAATATTCTTATGCAATCTGATGAAGAAATTGAAGAAATCAACGGTGAAATGGAAGAAGAAAATGCTATCATTGCACAGCAACAGCAGATGCAAATGCAGGCTGATGCCGAAGCACAAGCGGTTCAGCAGCAACAAGATATGCAAAACCAGATTGAGTTTGGTGCCCAGCAACAAATAGCACAAGCACACGTCCAAAAAGAAGTTGATAAAATTACAGGACCTGATGCTGGTCCAGGTAAGGCAGAAGTTGCAGGACGTGATCATGAATCCAAGATGATGGATAAGAAGATCGAACTTGAAAGAATGAAACAAAAGAAATCTGCCGGGCCTGCTAAACCAGCAGCAAAGAAACCTGCTAAAAAGAAAACTATTTCCGAAGAAGCAAAAGATTTAGGTTTACTTTATGCCGGTAATAACAATTATATGACA